CATTACCAGCATTACCAGCATTACCCGATGGCACCCCTGTAATAGGGTTGCCACTATCGTCTACCGGATAAGGTATCGGCTCAGGAGAAGGTACAGGCGCCGGGGAAGGTACTGGAGGATATACCGAATAAGGAGGGGGGTCCTGAGGAACGAGTTGCGCGCGAACAACAGGGATATTCCCTTGGGCCCCTTGGGCCCCTTGGGCCCCTTGGGCCCCTTGGGCCCCTTGGGCCCCTTGGGCCCCTTGGGCCCCTTGGGCCCCTTGGGCCCCTTGGGCAGCAACCACACCACCTGGGGATAACTTAGCGTGTAATATTTCTTCACCTGATAAGTAAGCCGCATCAAAGTGATATATCTTGATATGTGAATTCCCCGCAACTTCAGGACATCTAAATAGAGAGGGATCAATTAACCCATCATCGTACTCAATTTGAAATGAACCAAAATTATAAGGATTCTTATGAATATGATTCAATTGGAATAGTTGATAAAAAACTTGGTTGAATGATTGTATATCACTATTCAAATCTAATCCTAATTTTTCCCAGATAGTAATTTGCTCATTTATTAATTCTATATTCTTTGAATATGTTTCGTCACCTTTACTAAATTTCAAATCAACCGATCGCGATGACTTATTTATTTCGCTAGATGTCTTATCAGTTATAGTATGACCAGATGTTTGCTGAGATTGCTGAGATTGCTGAGATTGCTGAGATTGCTGAGATTGCTGAGATTGCTGAGTTCGCTGAGCTTGCTGAGATTGCTGAGTTCGCTGAGTTCGCTGAGCTTGCTGAATATTTTGACCAGTATCGGTGCGATTGGCTACTGGAACATTCCCAAGATCATTCCTTACATTCCTGCCTACTATGGTCATCCACTGTTATTATTAATAAGATATATTTTATTAATCTAATTTAATCTTAATTGAATAATTTCCCATATCTTATGATTATCATTTAATTCAATTATAATCTTTTTATCTTTGAATTCCTCATATAATGGGTTGAAATTTACAAGTGATTCGGGATATTCTGTGACTAATAACTGGATTTTACTTTTTAAGGTCTTAGTCTTTGCCAATAACTTACTCTCTCTTAGAATAATCCATTCATTGTCTGCTAAGTGAATTTGTAAGCCTAATCCCCGGGCAACTTTATCTAATTGCCTAAATGCTTCAATAGACTTATCAGAATAATTATTTGCTAAAATGAAATCATCTAAACAGAAATTTGCAACGATCTGCTGTTCAGATTTAATCTGCTCAACCAGACCCAGCATTTTTGAAAATGTATTCTGAGCATTCAATGATAGTTGAAAGATATTTGATTCTAAACCATCAATCATGTTATTATTCCGAAAACGAAAATCTTTAATATTCTTCTGAAGTTTATATATCAATTCATTATCCTTCCTGTAATCATCTAAGGTATCAACCATATTACGATAAATTTCATCTGTTTCATAATTCTGATAGAGTAACCAGTGATTTTCAGTATCAAGGATATTACTCTTCATCAGAGCAAGGAGTAACTCAGTAGCCATAATACAACCGTGACCATTAAATCCAATATTTGAAATATAAATCACGAGAGAACCATTGATAATTTCCCACTCTAAATCTTTCTTTCCCACGATACCCGATGTATTTGAGACAAAGATACCCAGTTTGATACCTGTTGTTTCCAAATCCTTGTAAAATTTATTTAATTGCTCTTTATTCACATTTGTATCGTAACTCTTGAATTCATAGAGAATTTCACCGATCGGTGAAATAGCCCGACAATCACCCTCGTGACCAACATGAGTTACATCTGAGAATTCCCAATCAGGATACTGCTGAGTCAATCGCCTAATACATAGGTCTTCTGATAGTCGACCTTTCCTACTTGAATTTGTTCTGATATGTAAGAGAGCATCTAATTTATCATCAATTCCATTGATCTTCTCTGTATGCTCCTCTGTAGAAGTTTCAATCATCGCTTTTAAAGGATCAATATAGGAATGACAATCCATATTGACTTCACTCATCTGAATACTCTTGAACCCAATTGTTAATGCCGTCTGAATCACTTGATCAAACTTATCTTTTGGCAAGCCTCTGATAAACTCAATATCTTCTTCATTAAAGATAGGTACTGATAAATCCATTTTTTTACTAATGAATATTACGTAAAAGGTTTTTAAATAGTAAAATTAACTATATCAAATTTAACTATATCAAATTTATCGGTTTGCTTTCTTCTCATTGATTTTCTCTCTGAGTTTCTTTTGTTTTTCTTCTTTCGTTAATTCTTCGGGAACTGGTTGTGAATTATTATCCCCCTCACTACTTGACTGATCCATTGTAGGACCCAAACCATCCATCATATTTTTAAACATAGGATTATCACTTAGTTTACCCATCATCCCCTCGGCCTCTCCTTTTAACCCTTCTTTAGTTAGTTCACCAGAATCCATCTTCTGTTCCATTACCGAATTAATATTCTGAAAAATGGAACCCATTTTCTCGGGATTCATCATCTGAGCCATCACATCCATCGGGTTAGAGTTTTCATCAATTGATCCAAACATCTTTTCAATATCCATCGTTTTAGCGACCTCCTTCGCAATATCTCCGATACCACTCTCCATCAAAGGGCCAAGCATTTGGTCCAAATCAGATTCCTCCTCCTTTACCTCTCCCTTAACACTCTCACTTAATTTCTTGAGTTTATTTAAATCTTTAGCGGTTTTACGATCAACCTCAACCTGAGTATCCGTTCCAATCTGACTGAGAGCATCCTTTAATTGCTGACTGGATCTTAGATTAATATTAATGATCTGAAACGTTTGTAAATATTTCCAGATTGATTCACGAGTCTTATTTGAAATATTCTTTGTCCATAGGAGCTTGAAAGAAATCTCTTCCAAGAATTCAACCTCTAGATCAAAAAATTCTAAATTCTTATCAGTAATCATCTTTTCATGATCACCGATTAAAGCCAAGAACTTTTCTAACTTAGGCAGATCAGATAAAGATTTATCACCATCTAAGAGACAATCTTCATAGTTCCGATACAAACAACTCTTTATTTCGGGATATGTTTTGGACAGATCCCGAATAAAATCAGAAAAAAGACTGAATAACTGATTCTCAACGTCGGCCATTTTACTATATCAAATTACTATTTTTTAAATGATTTAACGTAAGATTTATTTCCTTCTTTTTGTTTGTTTCTTCTTTTTCTTAGGCTTTTCTTAGGTATTTTCTTCTTGGGTTTCTTTGGTTTCTTGGACTTCTTGGATTTCTTGGATTTATTTATACTCGCGCGCCCTACTTTATCCATCAATTCTTTCCATTTTGTTTCCCATATCTCTTCACTATCACTTCTTAATATAAATCTCATTTCTCCTTCAGATAAATGTATTTGTTCGTCTACACTTTTGCCTACAAAATCACTCCCTGAATGACCTCTTTTATCTATCTCAAATAAACTATATATACCCTTAGTAGCTCTACCGGGGTCATCTGTAAAATTAGACAACCCTAGATGTTGTATGCCAGAAATAATACTCAATAATAACTGTAAATGAAAAACAATACTACCTAAATTTTTTCCTGGAACAATCGTTTTCACACCTTTCCCTATACCTTCTTTAATTTGATCGTCATTTAGATATAGAAAGGTACTTACCGCAATAGAATCATCCCATAAACTAGTAGATTGTTGTGTTTCATCTTTTAAATAAAATATACAATACATTGCATCCTTTAATTCATCAGGAATAACAACATCAAAATATAAATCATATCCGGTAAATTCTTTAACTATATCAATATATTTATCTACTATATCCCCACCATTCCGTTTCAACGTTTCAAATAATATATTTTTTTTCCTAGTAGATTTTCTCATATATCTATACTCAATATATTTATCTCATCATGTTTTGACCCTGACCCATACCCTGACCTTGACCTGGTCCCTGACCCATAGGAGGTCTTTGTCCACCTGGTCCAGATTGTTGATTCATCATCTCACCTCTTTCTCTCTGCATTCTCTCCATATCATTATCAAAACTCTTTTGTTTTGATGATAGTTGGGCATCTTTGGCTTCCATTGATTTCACTTGAGCTTGAATATCACCCGATGAGCCATCTAAGAAATCATAACTAGTATCCATCTTGTATGTTTTCTTCGTATAATCATCATTATCTTCAGTAATCATTGAAAATTCAATTCCCGCTCCACCCAATCCTGGACCCCCACAGTAACCCTCTAACTCACCCTCTTCGTTGATCCTGCACTGACCCTGATCAGATTCAGACTGCTGTCCCCCTGAAACTCTCTCTTCTTGGGCTTTCTTTCCTTCGACTAATTTACCGAAATATTCAAATACCTTTTCTCCCGTTACCATCTGATTCTGAATCAAAATAGAGGGAACCGATTTCACATAATTTGGATAAGGTTGTGTATCAATATTCACAACCTTAAACAATGGCTTCAAAAACGGATGTTGCTGAATTCCTACTAAGACTTTCTTTGAATGAGGACATCTCCCACTAACAAATAAAACTCTGTCAGACATTTATTAGTAATACAAAATAGTAATTTTTAAATGATTAAACTTATTTCTTCTTTAAATTGAGTTGGTTAAAATTTCGTTTAGTTCTGATCCTAATTTATAATTAATTTTAGCCGCATTATCATCTAACCATTGTAATACTTTGTTAATTTTGTCCTCGGCTACAATGCACGCGACCTTATCGTTTTTAGCTTGTTCCTGTACATCAATACACTGATAACTTTCTTTTGGTCTTAAATGTGGGTGTAGTGTATACATCATTTCAACCCATTCTTTCTCGCTTTCTTCCTTATGATATGGAAAATCATATGGTTCACCATAAATACCATCTCTTTTCCACAATTGATCAGGAATCCACGCCTTACATTTATATCGTTTATCGGGTTCATAACAACGTTTACAGAAACCATCTTTATGAACTTTTTTTGAACACCTTACAAAATCATTCCACCCACCCCGACCAGTGGGGACTACATTTCCATTGTATATAAGATTTTCAGTTTTAACACACTTATTTGCTTTACAAGTATCCATTAATTTGAAACTAAATAAAATTTATTATATCAAATTTTAAATGATTAAACTTATTTAACAAGTATATAATTTATTATCCATCTTGTGTTTCCAATACTTCTTGTAATTCTTCAATACTTGTTCTACAGATGATTTACCAACATCATCATATAATTGCTGATATCCATCAAAACTATTCCCTGCGGTTAAGATAGCTTTTACTGAATCATCTTCTACCGCTTTATCTATCATATCTTGATATTCACTCGGTTTAATAGATTTAATTTGATAACCATCTTTCATAATAAAGACTAACTTTTTCATGTTAGACATATCTGTCCATAGCTTTTCTAAAGGTTTATTCTTACCTCTCGCTGATTTATCTTCTTTCTTAACCCATCTTTGAATACCATTCTTAGAAACCTGAATTACCCACATATTACCATCATTCCCTTGCCTTTCTTGGTCCACAGAAAATTCGGTAGCCGATTCTTCAGGTCCTTTACGATCTTTCTTCTTAGTTTTCTTTTGTTTCTTATTTGTTCTGACATATGCTGGTTTCCGTTTAGTACGTTTTCCTTTTTTCAATGGTAATTTCTTTATCAGAGCAGAGTAAACCCTTGAGCCATCAACTGGTCTTTCAAAATCAATTTTAAACTGAAGAGTTTTCTTACTTTCTTTTCCAGTATCTTCATCTTCCCATGGACCTTGCCACTGAAAAGATAATACATGATCTGAACCATCATATTCTATCTTAGAGACTTGTTCTGATGGATTTTTCATAGATACCATGACTTTACCATTATAGCCACCTGGCTTACCATAATGAATGAACATAAGATTATCACCAATACTGATTTCATTCTTCGTATATTTTGTACGATCAACAGTTACCAAGCATTTCTTGATCGTGTATTGAAAAGACATTTATAATATAATTTAGATTAATTATTTCTTCTTTCTTTTAGATTTACTATGTTCTTCATACGAAGACCAATCAAACTCGCCTTTCTTTAAGGCGTCTTTATACCATCCGGTCATCCATTTTAATTCACTATCCCCCTGATCCATCATGCCTTCACAATCATAACTAATCATATTGGGATTTAATACTTTATTTTGTTCTGCTTTATTACATGTTTTCATATATTCTCTCTCTACGGAAGTCGGAGGTTTAGGGTTCGAAACGCCAAAATCTGTCTTCTCAACATAACCCTTACCCTTCTTAGATTTGATTAATGAATCCAATTTCTGATCAACTTTTGAGCCGTAATCCTTAGTAGTCATTTGACCCAAAGTTCCTATTTTTCCATAATGTGTTGTTATTTTAGAACCATTTTTAACGATTCGCCAAAACTTCCTTGAAGAACCACTTCTAAACTCAAAGTAAGCTGAGTTAGCATTCCTTTTCATTTTCCTTTTCTTAACTGTCCATTTCTTCCCACCGCCTCTTGAACCAGCGCATCCGCCCTTCTTAGATTTTCTCTTCTTAGATTTTCTCTTCTTAGATTTTAGCCCAGCCTCGTAAAAGAAGGGTAATGTATCTTGTCTATCAACAGTATCAGCAAAAGGTAATGTAGGTTGTCTCTGTAAATATGATGGAATTAAATCCCACAAGGTTTCAATATAAGTATCATCTTCTACTTGGATTTTCCCGAGAATTGCTTTACAAGTATTTGGCATGTAATCATGATAGGCATCCAGATCATCTAGTGTAAAATGATAATTACCCGATCCATCTTCACCTCCCCCTGGTTCACCTGGATTAAAAAATCCGAAAGGTTTTAGCCTTTCTAAATCTTTATTATCGGTAATATAAATTGATCGTTTCTCTGTCATATATATTATATCTATTAAAAATATTATATGAATCTGGATGAATTATCTAAGAAACTCTCTAAAATACAAGAATCATTAAGAGAAGAAACATCTTCTTATAATTCATTCGTCAAAAATTTGCATGAAAATAATCCAGATAATATTGATCTTAAACAAGAATATTATCATACATTGGATGAAAAAGAAAAATTATATCAACAGAAAAATAATGAATACAAAGAATTAATATCAGGGTTTTCAGAATCCTACTTGGAAATGAGTTCTTTTTATGTCGGTCCCGAATTACCTCGCTATGAAGATCAAACCTTCTTAGATACAAAAGATGATATTAATACTCTGTATTTTATGTTCGTAATGAGTCTGTTCTTGAAATAAATTATTTATACGTTCGGTTCAACCCATTCCACCCAATCATGTCCTGCTTCAGGACAGTCTGCTGCCGCTCTGTCGCCACCTATGTCGGTGCTCGATGCTATGAGACCACTGTCTGCCCTACAAATATCTTTACGGGGGACATAACATTTACATAATTTTCTGTCGCGATTCGATCCGCTGCCGTTGGGGTTGAGCCTATACCTATGAGTGCATATATCAGGGTTTACCGAACCTGCTGTGTCCTGCGCCATAGGATGAGCTATCCAGCCGGTGGACGCCATGTCCCTACGAAAGACAGGTGGACCATCGCGCTCCCGCGCGCTACTCAACCGCCCGCCGTCTGTCAGGGAGTCATCTGCTGCAAGACCTGCCGGCAGAGCCATAGACGTTTCCAGAGTGTCCAGGAGTGCACCGCGTGATGTGGTATTTGTTCCCACTGCGGTGCCGTCCAAGAGCTGCGCCATACGGCCTCTAGAATTCACACCCCATGCCGCGTCATCAACACATTTTCCATTATATGCCGTCTCGCATATCTGATCGCAATTGTTGTAGCCCGAGCCGCCAACTACCCATTTTATGAGTTTCATTTTCTGGAGGGCGAACGCATCTGTATCAAACGGATCCCAGGCGTCATTACCTGTACGATCTTTTCCCGCAGCTGCTTGTATATCGTACATAGTTGTGTCATCTCCATATAAACCTAACGCCATATCAATAAAACTCGCGACTATTCCTCTCTCGGTTGCAGATATTATTGCAGCGTCAGCGGTCCCGCCAAGAGCCTGGACCGCTGCATCTATCGATGCATCTGCGAATTGACAATCAGCGTCCGCACACTTAAATTGTGCTTCGATATGATCTTGGCCATCATGTCTGTATTTACGATAATAATAGATTTGATCTTTGAATTGTTGCTGCTCATCATCTGTAAGAGCTGTAGTCGTATTTGCTATATATTGTTGTAGCAACTGCTCCTTGAAAGGATCAAGTTCTGGGGTCGGCGTCCCAACTGAATAAGAAAATAACATATTAATACATCTTTCATTCACACTAGAACATGTGGGATAGCAACCACTAACAGAATATCTTCTGGATTCAAAATGGGGACTACCATCACTAGTGGGATCTAGATTACACGCCTCGGTGACGACTGGTCCAAAAGGCGCAGCAAATGAGACGGATGTACCATCACTCTGTGCGACTGTTCCGCACGTGGCCGCGACATTAAAAGTGCCTCCGGCGGCCAACACAGTTTCACCTGAAACATCATATGGGTCTTGGGTTGCAGGAATTTTTTGATTGTTTATATAAATAACTTCGCGATTATCTCCCTGCGCGGTACCACCACCGGTATCGGGTTCGTTAGGTCCAGTTATATAATCTTGCTTATGATTACCGCTATTTCGTGTTAAACATCCCTCTTCGCAACCGATAATTTTATAATTTTCAACTGGTTGTCCTTGGGCAATATCTGAACGATTATGACATACCGCCTGTAACTCGCCACCACCGAACCACGTATTATCACCCGTACAAGCAGTTTCTGTAGTTATTGCGGTGTTAATTTTCCCATCATGTTGATAACATTTGTTCGTAGCGGGAAGGAGATTCGCCGAATCACAAATAACACCGGGCAAGGGTGTTAATCCGTCTGAAATACTAGAAGGTAACGTTGCACCACCCCCATACTTTCCAGGTAAAGAGGGGTCTTGCTGACATTTACTTATACATCCATTTAAGATAATCGGACCATCATGGGCAAAGCACGGTGTAGCCGTAGGTGGTATATTTGGGTCAACCCTCTCATAACCCACATCACAATCAAAAATACTACCAGGATTGAACCCCGTCCCCGAATACATATTGCAATCGGGATCTGCATCACATGCGGTCGGATTTTCCGGTATAATATAGCCTGTCGTGTTGTCAGGTAATGTGCATTTATGCCCCTGCTGACCCACTGTACCCTCATCATTTATGGTAGAACCATCGCATGTTACGGCACCAGTACTATCTTGAACACACATCTGTGAAGCATCTATAGTTAAGAATCCTTCTTTACGGGTGAAACAATATATTATAAAAATGACAAACAAAAGACATAGCAAATTAAAATATAGTTTTTTCATGTATTTAAATAAACTATATAAAAAAAATCCCATTATTCTCTTATTACACAATGATGTGGTTGTTGGGTAGCGGGACATATCAATCTGAAAATCTGATTATTATTACAATTATTAAATGATTCAGTATCCTCTGTAAGAATTATGTTATTTTTAGTGAATGTTTCGGTTCCCATTAAATCCGACGTTACGATTAAATTATTATCTGATAAATAATCAAAAATATATTGTGTTACATCTGACAGATCAGCATCTGATAAATTATCGGTACACACTGAATATTCTCTTTGACTTGAACAGGTCCAGTTGGGATCATCGCAGTCAGGTTCAGGTTCAGGTTCAGGTTCAGGAGTAATGATAGAAGACCTTGGGGCACTCGTAGAATGTTGCTCTGCTTCTGGTGAATAATTAATAAAAATTAACAATCCCCCGATAAATACTGACACTAAGAATAATAATCCTAAACGACCCATAAGATCTTAATATACTGATGGATATAATTATTTCAGTTTTAGACTCCGCGGAGATTTTTTACCTAATTCATATTCTTCAAAGATATATTTATCGGACGGGGAAGAAGCCTTACTAATCAGAGAGGATAAATGATAAGATAGTAGAGTAAATACACTTCCGTACAACGATATCTGATAATTTTTTAGATGATACGCTACATCAACGCACGCGTTACAGATTAGGTCGGAACGTAAAAATGATAACCATCCATCGCAACCATACCAATTACAAAATCGGAATGATCCGTATGATAAACCTGTCATTGTTCCCAAAGTCAATAACAGATTCACGAAATTTTTAAAGGCGGGCATTAAGTTATCTAAATTAAATGATCAATTAAATCAAATTTAAATAATTTTAGTATATATATAAATAATGCAGTTGTTAGAAACACCCAGATTAGTTGCGAAACCTATGCCCGATAATATAGAGGACTGGTCAGACGAGATAGAAGAGCTACTGAGTGAATGGGGTGAGGTAGCAATGTGTTACGCCTATTTACATAATTATGGACAGAGAAAATATAAGGAAAAATATCATCAGCTACAGATTCCGGTAATTATTCTATCAACACTAACGGGTGTAGGTAATTTTGCGGTTGATAGTTATATCCCAACAGACTATAAACACGGTTTTACAGCGATAGTCGGTGGTTTCAATATCTTCACGGGTATTTTGGGTACTCTGTTGTCTTTCTTAAGATACTCGGAAATATATGAAGGTCACCGGATAGCCGCCCTAGCATGGAGTAAATTAAGTAGAAATATAGAGATTGAGTTATCTCTTCACGATAAAAAAAGAAAACCTTGTCGGGATTTCCTAAAGATCTGTCGTTCTGAATATGATAATCTATTAGAATCATCCCCTCAAGTTGATCTAGATATCATATCCATGTTTAATAAAAAATTTAAAGATGAATATCCGGATGTAAGAAGACCAGTTATATGTAATGGTCTAAAGGCTATTACGCCTTTCAAGCACGCAGAAGAAGCCGAAGAAGCCGAAGTAGCCGAAGTAAAGGAGAAGCCGAAGAAGGCAGAGGTGGAGAAAGCAGAGATGAATAAAGTAGAGATGAAGGAAGAAGAGAGCCCTGATAGAGAAGACGATGATGTTGAAAGAGGTGATGTCGGAAGAGAAATATTAGTCTCGGAGATAGAAATTACTGATCCACCAGTAGAGAATCAATAATGATATCTTTATCTTCTAGATTTTCTCCGTCTTTGTTTTCTTGTCTTTTTAGATTTGCGTTTTATATGTCCGTCGCCACCATGGTGGCCGGTTGCCATTTCCCACGCCGACGGCTGACGTTTATTTTCTTTCAATAATATCCATCATCTTGAATTTAATTTTATTTGATTTTTCATTATCAATTAATGATTTTAATTTCTCATTGTATCCTTCGGGTAGGATGTATTCACCATAATATGATTTCAAAATATTATATAAGCACTGAACACATTTATATTTTTCTTCATCTACTTCGCAATCAGATAGGATAGCCATAAAATTTTCTAATGTAGGATGAATTTTGCCTGTAACTATTTTTTTCTTTTCTAATTCTGTGATTAGTAATGAATGACCAATTAATTTATCTAATTTCTTATTTTTCTCACACATGATTAAATAATCACTTGTCTCGGTTATTTCCACTGTTTGAATCGCTTCATAAATTTTCTCTGTTAATAAATTAATTTTTTCATTAATCATATCCGTATCCGAATAAAGATAATTAATTAAATCAAGATAGAGTGGAATATAAGGTGTATGAATAATACATTTATCCAGGATACTTTCAATGATCATATCTGTTAAATAATGTTTATTTGTTATCTTAGCCTTGATTTTTACACGAATAGATAATATATTTTTATCCGTAGTTTTGTTAAGTAAACTATTGATTTCTTTTAGAGCGATTGTATCTTCGCTGATATTTTTGTTTTTATTACGAAATCCTTTTTTTTTATTCATTTCTAATCGGAAATATTTACGATTTAATTTGATTGAATCAATAAATTTTTGAAATACAATTATTTCGGTATTATCTTTCCTATATTCAGCATAATCATTTAGGAATTTTTCATCAGTAAATATTTCATTTAACGTTTCTGATGAATAGATATTCATATCTAAGATAATTTAATCTATAATCTTTATATAGATTATAAAATGGTTATCTTGTCAGCATCAGATTTATTAAAAAAACGAAAACAGAAATCAATAAATTAGATATGGGGACGTCTTTGGCATGGACGATTGCAAATGATGGTTATGTTGGATTTTTGAAAGCAGATAATCATATAGTTGCGTGTTGTTTCTGTTATGAAGATACATATATGAAAGATAAGAATCCATCATGTGCTTTCTGGGCCAAAAATAATGAGTGTAAAAAAAATCCTAAATTTATGATTATCAATTGTCCTAGTAGTTGCGAAAGAATAATATCAAAAGACAAATTTAAGAAGATAAGAACAAAACATAAAACGATGTATATGTTTGGAACTTTTGTAAAACCCAATTACAGAGGAAAAGGATTATGTAAAAAATTAACAAGAGAATTTGTTAGGAAATTTGGCGATGATTATGTTTTATATTTAACTCTAAAAAAAAATAATGAAGCCAATAAACGATGTAAACAATCGAATGATTTCTTTGTTCTAACTGAAGCAGGTACAAATGAACCGAAAAAAAATTCATCTAAAACGTATGCGATGATTAGAATACCTAATTCTAAGAAAACGAAACGGAAAAGCAATCGTCGCAAGAAAAGATAATAATTTAATCTATAATCTCTATATAGATTAAGTAATGCCAATTTTATCGCCCAAAGAATTCTTGGAAGTAGAAGATCATCGTCTCAGAAGTGGCCTAAATAGGCTGGCATCAGATATCAATGAAACTTCATCGCAGTCATTTGGTCATCAAATAGTATCTGATACGGTTGGGACAGCTATACAAAATGGTGAATTTATTGGATATCTAGAAATGAATGGCAAAGTTGTCGCGGTTGGATTTGGAAAAGAAGATACTTCGGGGAAAGGACCTCATAAAACTATGTATATTCATACCTTTTCAGTGAATAGTGAATATCGCGGTCAAGGATTATGTCAAAAAATAGTATTAGAGTTCATCAAAAAATTCAAGAAACATATTTTATATTTAACTGTGAGAACCGAAGAAGGGAATGTAAATGAATCTGCGATTAGATGTTATGAAAAGAATGGCTTCACTATGTTACCCGAAGTTTATCGCGATCACTATGATGGTAAGAACAATGCGATGGTAAGATTCCCTACAACAACCAATAGAACAACAAGAAGACAAACAAGAAGAAAGAAAAAGAATAAATAATTTTCTAATATACTAGTATATAAATATGCCGGCGAAGAAAACAGTAAAAGATGGACCTAAAATTAATCGCAGGGGAGGACCGATTAAGAAAAGAACTAAACGATTGGATCGAGGAAAAGCTCTAAGAATGATGACCAAATCGGCATATGAATTTGGTAAACCCATCGTTAATAAAGCATATGAAGTAGGTAAACCTATGGTTAGATCAACAATGAGTAATATGTATGACCGTAGTTCTAAATATATTAAAGATTTATTAGAAGAGAATCGTGTTCCAAGAGTAACTAATAACCCCTCATGGGTTAATTTGAGATCTGCTCTTAATGAAAAACTTTTTGAAATAGGTCACGATGAAATTGATATCGGTTTATATATGAGAAGTGTCGAAGCGTTTTTAGATAAATATAAGGGTATTTCATTCTCAAAAGTTGATATCAGGCAGGCGGGACATACACTGAAGGGAAAAGATGTTGGATCGGCTTTAGAAACATATATGAAAACCGCTCTCAAAAAAGGCGTCACTGTAAAAACAATGATTGAAATATTTGAATATCTATTTAGTCACAAACTGACACCCGAAGAAGAAGAAGATACAGAAATGAGTGAATCAGATCAAGGTTTTCCTGACGTCAAAGAAAAGAAACGATTAGAAGCCATTAAGAGAAAGATGAACCATTTAGAAAGAATTGCCGATAAATCATCCGAAGCACTGAATATGTATACATTACCAAGAGACATCACGACTGAGACGATGGCTCTTAATGGTGCACTCAAAAATATAGCTGATCTTGTTAATCAAGAAGCCTCGAGTCCCCTCCCGTCCGATTCTATTATGATAGGGAGAGTCATGCAAAAATATACCGATCTAGTCAAAAAACACCAGGAATCGCCTAAAAATCACAAAGTTAAAAATCCTTTTCTGGCTGAATCTAAGAAGAAAAAGAAAACTAAGAAGACTAAGAAGACTAAGAAAAGATATAAAAGAATAAAGAAAAAAATGAAAGGCGGGTTAAAACCTACCGTGAATTCGATTAAGATCAACAAATCGACCCCCCAATCACCTAGTAATAAAATAGAATCATTTAGAAGTGCGAAGCTGGCGGAGGGGATATCTTACTCCCCTGAAATGATACGTTCTCCAACAATACATTCACCTAACCTTGAATTAGCAAGAGAAAGTATAACATATCCGATATTAGAATTACTTCCACCGAGACAACTACAAGTAGATACAAGCGTAAGGGGTATATTAAAGCTTGAAAAGACTGATGCGGATGGAGTGAAAGAAGGTGAGGATAGTCCATACATGGTAACAGTAATTATAGGAGGTAAAGAATACACGGCGGAATCTATAGATACAGAGACAAATGTTGCAAATATTACATTAACTGAAGATATATCACAACCCGTCCAGCCTACTGAAGTAACGGTTTCCCGCAACAGGAAGGGTGATTTTATTGTATATACAGCGAAACCCAAAGAAATACTGTATCTTGATAATCAGTTGCAGTTAGAATATGAGTTAGAAACAGACACAACAGCAGGACATTATTCATTATTAAGAAATGCTGATGATTATCAAGAGACTCCAAGGGGGGATGAAACAGATAATACAAGGGAAACAGATACCATATTATTCGCTGGTTTATTAGTATGGTCCAGTGATGGAATAGCACAATGTTATAGAAATGATTGTGGTAGATATCACCCAGATGTAAACGACGCAACATATTTTGCCAAAATAAATACTGATTTCGCGAAAAGTGGATTTTTTAAACCAATTACTCTAGAGGAACGAAAAAAAGAATTTTGGGGCGGCTGCATCATCTGCAATAATGAATTTCGGGTTAATGATCTTCGCAGGGGTTGGCTCCCTCCCAATTTGGTAGAGAGACCGCGGTGGGAAAATGTCTGTCTTAAAGATTACAACGAACACTGCAAAAAAAGGTGTGGGGAGTGCGTGGATTGCTTGCAGGGGTTCCCTGAATATTGCATAAAAAATAAACTATGGGATGATGCGGAACTTCCTACTATCTCCGCATCCGACCTTGTTAACTAATTATTATATTTCTTATATCTAATAATCAAAGAATAAAATATTTCTTAATATAAAATGGAGAAGATTCACAGAAAGTATGTCTCACGCAAATCAAAAAAGACTAGGAAAACTAAGAAAACTAAGAAGACTAAGAGATATAAAAAAAGAAGAGGCTCCAAAAACTGGTCCAATGATCCACACAATTGTGGAGGGGGATCCTATGAAAACCACCATTCAACTGGGGAAAGAAGCTGGAATGGCGAGACAAGGATTTGATATTGTTCCGAAACAAAAGGGGGGCGTTGTTATATCCTGTCGCTGCCGGCGCTGCCGGTGCTGCCGGCGCTGCCGGTGCTGCCGGTGCTGCCGGCGCTGCCGGTGCTGCCGGTGCTGCCGGCGCTGCCGGTGCTGCCGGTGCTGCCGGCGCTGCCGGTGCGTTAATCAACGTTGGCCAGACGATGACTCATCGTTGTGTTTGTGGCGGTGGCACTAACTGTATGGCTTCCCTGACCCGCAAAGGCAATTGCAGCGGCAAATGTCCTAGCTATAATTGGGTATTTACGTCCGACTGGATCTCCAATGATAAACACGGGAGCCCCAAGAAGGGTAAAGTATGTGGTCATTGTAGTGGCGCGGAATATGACCGGCAGATGGCCGCCACCCAATCCGGCGAGGGCGAGGCCAAGTCCCCTGTGCAAGAAGCACATGAAAGAGTAGCGGCTAGCTGGGCAGACCGACGTGACGGCTATGATGATTAATATGATAATTCATGTTTCTTTAGAAACGCTTTCGTTTTTACAAAATGAGGTTCATATTCTTTTATTGAATCGGTATAATTTTCATCGTGTTTTCTTAACCATAATTTCACGATATTAAATTCTTTCTTAGGAATAATTGATAATCCATTTAGATATTCTGTATTTGTTTTATCAATTAAAATATCCTCGGATAAGATATTATTCAGAATGATATTAAATTGTTCCTCTAGTATTGAATTTGATATCTTATATGAAATACAACATCCTTCTCTATTATCGGGATCTTCCCACGTTGGGAAGATCCCTTCTCGCATGATAAAAAACATACTATTTTGTAAATGAATCGTTTGAATAATATCGTTAATTGATTTCAGATCATATAAGTTCCGTATCGTATATATATTTTTATAGCTATTTTTTTTCCAATTGGTGTCATCTATAGAATGATACCATAGACACCAATTGGTATGAAGTTGATAATTATTCATTATCCTCTCTATATATTATATAAAATCTTTAAATAATATATATATATTAATATAAATAATGCATATCCTAGATAATATACCGATAAGATTGGCGTTATTTTCCTCAATCTATCTAATAATCTTGATATTTTTAGCACCATTTATTGATCATTTATTTACTTCACTCGAAGAAGATAAAGCCATTAAAGAAAATAATTATCAAATCTTAGCTGAGATTATCATTCATGCGATGGTTTTAACCGTTACTTGGTATTTCTTACATAAATATCTAAGTAAATTCTTAGAATCAGTGCTAGATGTTAAAATTAAAGAAGCTACTAAAAGTGCGATTGATTTTATTTCAGCGATCGCTCTAGTTGGTTTACAACGGAATTTAATTAATAAATTAGAATATATTACATTTGAACATCCTTTCAGAGTAAAAGATTTATATAAATGATTTATCTTATATTATTATAGATTACAGTAAAATAATTATCCGACTCTATCTCACCGATGATTGATTCATTATCGGTTTCATAGAAGTACATCCATTCAACAGGTACAGAAAGAACTAATCCCTGTGTAAGATTAATTTTTTGTCCATATTTTTTGATTTCATTGTTTTCTTTATTCATGATATCAGTTTTATGTTTCGGGTTAAAGAGGTATATTTTACTCTGGCCGTAGATTTGATGTATTAAGTGAAGATTATGTTTATTTTGTGTCAGAGGAATTGAATTGAATCCTTTTAATAAACTCATAAAATAGTTTTTGTTACATTGTATTTGAGATTGGAATGGCCAATAAATTTCATCAAAGAGAGTTTTTAATCGTAAAGAATCGCATAGATTATCGTTTTTGTATAGATATATTTGTTTTTCATCAACAAATGATTTTAATGAAAGATATCTATTTTTATCATGAATGATATGGCCAGGATTATCATCACTTAATTTATGAAAAGATAGATTATTATATTCTTCGTGTTTATTCCCTAGATTATGAATTAATAATGGTTTCCTTTCTTTGAGTAATTCATTTATTTCTTCTTTATTCGCAGATTGTAATTGTTCTAAGACCGCATTATGATTATAATTATGTATTTCATAAATATGTTTTCCTATGAGTATGGTGATTAATAAGAAGATCAGATATAAAATCATTAAAACTATATAAAGATTTACTATAATAATAGAATTATAATAACGTAATGGCACTCACAGGAAATGTTAGCAGATGGTTTAATCGCAAGGGATATGGTTTTATTAATGTAATGACTTCTGATTCGGAGCATGTTGGAAGCGATTTATTTGTTCATCTATCGGGTGTCAATGTATCAAATGATGGATACAAATGTCTCTATCCGGGTGAATATGTAAGCTTTGATCTTGGTTCGGGTAAGGATGGTCGGCCTACTTGTGTAAATGTTACGGGTGTTCTTGGAGGTCCTCTCCTGATCGAGCACTCTGAATATCGCTACAAGTATTTTCAGAAGAATCCGGAAAATCGCAGGGATTCTATCACCGATAATGAACCCACAGTTGACGAGGCTGTTGTTGGTGCTACAGAAGAGGCTGCTGTTGGTGCTATTGACGAGGCTGTTGATGAAAACGATCCAGAGACGCAGTAAACGATCTAAATTTGATTAACTTTTAATGATTACTTTTTTAACTTACAAATATACTATTATGCCTCTTCGCACAGGAAAAGAGTATCTAAAAAAAATGTTTCCTATGGAGACGCAGCCATTTAATCCTATTCTCTTGCGAGAAAAGGTTTATGAAGTAAATATTGACTTTGATGAATCTCAAAGACAGTGGAGAAAAAATAAGATTCAGTTAGGAGAAGGGATGTTTATGTACAAGCGTTATTCGGACAGAATATTTAGACAGTGATATAATTATCTTCATTTTCATTCATATCATGAAACCAATATTTCATAACGACACCAGTAAGCATCGCTTTAGGGATATAATTCAGATCATTGAGTTTATCTTTGAGAGTTAAGTTTTTTTTGTCAAGATCTGGTATTTGCCAGGCGGCGGCTGACGCTCTCCAATAATGCCCTCTTATCGTGGTTTTAGAAGTCAAATATCTTAATTGACCGCTGAATAACTTATGGTCTGTTCGGTAATAATGGCCATGGATATCCAAGTTTGACATATGATATTCTCTTGCTTCTTCTGTCGCCTGATGAATTCTCTCCTTCACATAATATTTAGCGACCAGCAAACAAACATCGTGATCTTTGATGAGATAGCAGAGTTGTTCTGCGACATCTTGGATGGTCTTTGACCACATTTTAAGGATTGTTTACTGAATTGAATCAGTAAGAAATCAAATTTACAGCTTATACCTGATCAAATATATTTTCTTCTCTTGGTATATTTTCTTCTCTTGGTATATTTTCTTCTCTTGGTATATTTTCTTCTCTTGGTATATTTTCTTCGCCCCCCACCATCCAGCCAGCTTTGTTCTTCCTCCGCCTTCTTACAATCCTCTTCTGTCGCCGTCTCTGGTAGTCCTAGACTCGCGGCGCGCCGGCGCCGGGCGGCTACTACAACGGCGACAGAAGGTGGAATGACCGCCTGCGCTTCTTCGTTCCAGTAGCCGCCCGCCGCCGCCTTCTGCTTCTCTTTATCCGCTTGCAACATCTGCCTAGCGGCGAGCCGCTGCGGTCTCTCCAGTAAATCATCTATCGTGGCGTTGCAAGCGGCGTTTGTTGTATTTAGCGGCAGGCGCAGATGGCGTCGTATCCATGCGGCCCTCTCCCTATCCTCCTTCTCCAGCAGTGACGCCAAAAATTCGTACTCAGTTCCGTCCCCCCCTATCTCATTCATTACAAAAGGTGCCACGTCCATCCACGGCCTCAATCCCGAAGATCCCGAAGATCCCGAAGATCCCGAAGATCCCGAACTCGTTTGGGCTATAGACCCCCTCACATATCTCGCGACCTCCTCAATATCCTGATTCAATCTATCGTAAAAACGATCGCGATCATCCTCAATAGGAAATGCAAATTTTTCTGAACCAGATCTTGCCCCAAACGTATTTTCTCCTAGATCAGCGCGGGTCAATTCTAAAATGAAGTAATCTTTGCTCAGTGCCCAGCCCATAGATTTTTCTTTCCTCAGTTTAATAGATGGTAAGCCGTCGTGAGCATGAATATTTACAATAGAACTTCCACGAGGAAGTTTACCACATTCCCTAGTTTTTCCTTGATATGTGTAAACGTTAAGCGAGTTACCTTCTATTTTCACGCATCGTATAGGCCAAGTAAGGTGTACTGATGTGTTAGAAACCGTTGGTTTTTCCTTGTGACAGATAAACCGTTGGCTTGTCGCGGGCCCTGATCCCCGACTCTTTGGGGTTTCATTAATTCGTTCCAGCACTGCTTTAACCTCCATTGTATCCAATATATCCTGGCCCAGCCAGGGGTTCATGCTCTCTCCGTCCATATATATATAATACGTTTACAAAATAATATATATATATGTCTTTTTGATAAAAATGGATTTAATACCGATTACTCATCTTAAGATATCAAAAGATAAATGGCTAAATAAAAAGATTAAATACGAAGAAGAATTAAAAGTTGAAGATATTTTAGATGAAATGTGTCAAAAATCATATGATTGGATTTTATCAAAGGGTGATTTAGATATTATTTGTGATTATGATACGTTTAAATATGATTTTATTAATTTGTGTTATGATCAATATTTGAAATGAGCAATAATAATAATGATTCAGAATTAGATTTTTTTGAATTAAAATATCTAGAAGAAATCTCAAGTATATTTAATATCTTAAAAGGGATGGATAATTATTATGGAATGGAACTATTTAGAGACGATTACTATGATTTTTATGAATTTATACAGAGCCATGTTGTAATTCATGAATTTAATGATGATGTCTTATCTGATGACTGTCTTGATTCAGAATTATAATCTATTATAAGTAATAATGGTCGATCTATCTAAATATACCGACGGAATACCGTTCTCTGTTTTAAGAAAACAGCTTTTAGGAGAAAAAAAACATAAAAGAACTAAAAAGAAATCTTCTTCGCCCACGCGGAAGAAGCGAAAGGGAAAAAAAAGAACTATGAAAAGACCGATTAAGATACCGAAAGGAGTTATTATTCGTAAAAAGGGGGGATTATATCGGAGCACTGGCAAAAAGCTAGAACGTGTAACTCATACTCGGGTATAGAGAATACTTAGACACGCTTGTATTAGACACGCTTGTAAACTAACAAATATGGTGAATACTTCAATGATTTCTCATCTGTAATCCTGTTCACTCCTGTATCATTATATACATACCATTTGTCTTCTAAATAATTCTTGCATACAGCATAGTAATGACCACCACCCAAGGAACCATCATGAATCGCCATACTTTGTAGAGCATACTGATTATTTTTCTTGGTTGAATAATTAATATTATATTCTTTCATGTCTAAGATAGCTGGATATTCCAAGAACTTAGTAATCTTTTGATTCTTATGATATCTTTTCACTAAAATGAATAAGATATCAGATGTCTTCCATAACCTTGTTTGCTTAAAAGGTCTGACTTCATTTTTACACTTATCACATTTCCATAGATTATCTTCATCTAATCTTAATTTTTTCATATATTCACCTAAACAACAATTTAAGGAAGAGGCTGAATTTGGAATTTCTAATGAAATCACTTGAATCGGATCATGATTAGTTGTATAATATTCACATTCGGTACAACTGGTAATCGCTAAAAGTTGGGAATAAAAATTTTCAACGATGTAAGAATAATCTTTTTCATAAAATCGTTGCCATGTTTCATTGCTCTTAAGATTTATTTTATCGGCTTCATCTTCGACCTTCTTGGTAAAATTCATAGTGACTTCTCTTGATACGCCTTGATGTAATAAATCAAGGAATAAAGTTAAGAATTCATCAACATCATTCTGTGAGAAATTGCTGAAATAAAGATCTTTCTCCATACATAATTGTTGAAATCGTCTTAAGAGATTGATAGGATTTAGAACTTCTGATGAATCATTTGACCACATTTTTCTCTGAAACTGAAACCATTCATAGAGCAATGATTCTTGATTTGATCGTTTACATTCATCAAAAAACTTTTCATTATTGGGATGAAACGTAATTAAATGACTTAGACATTGTAAGGCCGAATTCATATAGCATGTATTTCCTAAATTCGCTAACCCTTTATTGCCGGCATTAATTTTACCTTTTGTTACGGGCATTTATTTAAAGTAACTTATGATTTTTTTAAATAAAACGTAAATCATTTATGATTTTAAAAATCATTTAAATAAAAAATATTTACTTAGATTATAAAATGAGTGATACTGTTGATGATGTTATGAATTCTGTTCAAGAATCCGAGTCCGTTGATGATGTTGTTGTTGAGGAAGCAGAAGCGACCGAAGGGGCTCCTGTTGAGGAAGAGGCTCCAGTAGAAGATGCTCCTGTTGAAGAGGCTCCGGTAGAGGAAGAGGCACCCGAAGAAGAGGCTCCGGTAGAGGATGCTCCGGAGGAAGATGCTCCTGTTGAAGATGCTCCAGTAGAGGAAGAGGCTCCTGTTGAAGAGGCTCCGGTAGAAGAGGCCCCGGATAGCGAAGCAACAGAAGCAACCGAAGAATCTGTCTCTACTCAGGAAGTTGTTCAGAATGTTCAGGAAATTTTATCATCTACTGAAACTAATGTATCAGGAAATGATTTAGAAAATCGTGTTAAAGTTTTAGAAGAAAGATTAGAAAGTTTAGTTCAGATTATGAATAATAGAAATTGGGAAATAGTAATTTAGTTAGAGTAAGCAAGACCACCCATACCCGACATGATACGGAGAACATTGTAGTTAACAGCATATACTTCGTGTGCTGCGGCAGATGCGGTTGTAATTAATTGTGCGTTGTCAATACGAGAGAAATTACACGTTCCCGAAGGTTGGTGTTCTTCCGGTTTTAAAGCGAATGAGTATACAGCTATACTATCGTTGGTCCGATTCCACTTGACGTCATCGGCACAAGAAGAAGCTGTGGCAACAAGTCCACCAGGCCCAGTATGATGGTCTCTAACTTGTACTCTTGTAAAATATTTAGTATCACGTTGTGCCATGCGGTCGTGACCATTCAGTTTTAATCTCCAATTACCGTCAGCCACCACCGCGCGCGCCGTAGATCCCGCGTCTGTAGTAAATGCACCAGTCCATATAATTTCCTTAACAGGATGATTAAAATTCAAATCAAAAGTTTGCCCACTGGCCAAAGTCTGGTGTTGAACCTGTTCAATAAGATATTCATGAGAAACCTGAGCGAACCTACGACGCTCATCGGTATCAAGGTAGATATAATCACACCACAGTTTGTTTGTAACAGCACCGCTAGTAGAACCAACAATATGATGATCTAAAATGACCTTAACTTCGTGATATTGAAGGGCAATCAAAGGTAAAGCTAGACCCGGATTACGACAAAACCAAAATTGTAGGGGAACATATAATATTGGAAAAAGGGCATTAATTGCAGCTGTCTCAACACCACCAGTTCCTGTCATTTTTTGCCAGTTAGTTTGAATATTTTCATTTGCGCTAGCCCCATTGGAGCAAATACCCTGTTCATTCGGCTGTGTTAATTCTGCCCATGCTTCTAACCAATGTCCGTGATGTTTATCAATCTTCTGGCCCCCAATTTCTAATTCAACACTATTCATAAAATGATATCCCGGATTTGGATCATCAAATGTAGTTGCTGCTGTTATTTCTAAATACATTTTGTGAACTAAATCACCATTGCGAGAAATAGTGGCAGTGCAGCGACCGTCAGTGGTAGAACTACCATTCCACGTCTGCTCAATAGCCTCCATCGAGAAGTTCGTATGCCGTCTGTAGACAACCTTGAAGAAGGTAATCTGCGGGTTACCCGTAAGGTAAATATCCTGAGCGCCATAAGCTACAAGTTGCATTAATCCTCCTCCCATTATTTTTATAACCTAGTTTAGAAAAAAATTTTGGCGAAATTAACTTAATTAATTTTTCCGGTTAGAATCTTAAATAATATTTTGTTTATTATTTATTTGAAAAATTATCTTAGAAATAGAGATAAAGGTATTTAATTGGCACGTAACTTAGTTACTGTAAGCTAAGCCACCCATACCAGACATGATTCTGAGGACGTTGTAGTTGACGGCGTAGATGTTTTCAGACGAGGTGAGAGGTGTTCCAGAACTGGCTGTATCTAGTTTTGCGTTATCAATACGAGAGAAGTTACAGGTTCCAGATGGCTGGTGCTCTTCTGGTTTGAGACCGAATGAGTATACGTTAATCTTCTTGGTCATCTGAGAAGTTCTACATTGAACACCAGTAGTTCCAGCAACTTGAATAAACATCTTAGCTGTGCCGGCCGCGGATACCGCCCCACCGGTGTCAATTGTGCCATGAATAGTTCTTGCAGTTGCAGTATAATATGCAGTGGCTGCAGTACCGACTGTAGGTAAGGCAGTGGCGCCAGCATTTGCTAATGTTTGGGTAGTTGTAGATACTAAAGCACCAACGACAACCTCGGATGCGTCATTATTTAGTGCATTCGCCCCATCTGCAAATTCCTTAGACGCGGCGCTCAAACCAACATCAAAACCGCAGTCGGATGCGTGGGTGGTGAAGGCATCCGTAACTATTAAACCAAAATGTAATAATACAGTGTCTGCTGGCTGTGTAATCGTAAATGCTGGATTAGTAGCATCTGCCGGAACCGCTACATTATCAGTAAATATTGTAGTTGTACTACAATATTGATTGTGGGGTTGGAAAGCAGCAGATGAAGGTAGATTTTGACCAGGGACTGCCGTATGATAATCATAGGGCTGTCTGAGCTGGAAATATTCCTCTTCCTGGGCCGCAAAACGATCATGACCATTTAATTTAAGTTGAGCAGTGCCATAAGAATTCGTAGCAACAGAAGTCCAGATGAGTTCTTTAACTGGATGATTGAAATTTAATTTTGTGCTGTCATTTCCACTGCATGCTTGTTTCTGGACCTGCTCAATAAGGTACTCGTGAGAAACTTGTGCGAAACGACGACGTTCATCCGTGTCAAGGTAAATGTAATCGGCCCATACTTGGGCACTCGCGGTTGTACCACCGTGAGATGAACCCCACTTAAGCTTAAGTTTGACTTCATGATACTGAAGAGCGATCAAAGGAAGAGCAAGACCTGGATTACGACAGAACCAGAACTGAAGTGGAACCTGGATATTTCCTACACCATCAGTTCCTCTAGTTCCTACATCACAAATCATAGATTTTAATCCAGTAGACTTGGATTCGGGGGTAGATAATTCGTTCCATATATTCACCCATTCTTGATATTGACGATCAATTAATTGACCACCAATCTCGAGTTCAACCTCGTCAACCAGGTCAGAACCCTTACTAACTGCACCTGCCGCCAAGGTAACATATAACTTAGAAACTAAATCACCATTGCGGGAAATAGTGACAGATGATGAACTACCGTCAATTGGAGAACCATTAATAGTCTGCTGAATAGCCTCCATCGAGAAGTTCGTGTGCCGTCTGTAGACAACCTTAAAGAAAGTAATCTGCGGGTTACCCGTAAGGTAAATATCCTGAGCGCCATAAGCTACAAGCTGCATTAATCCACCTCCCATATTATTTTATACCCTCCTTTAGAAAAAAATTATGGCGAAATAAATTTAGTATTTACTTAAAATCCAAACAAGAATGAAAACAAAATAACCATAATCAAAGATTCATAGAATGTCAGAGGAGTGAACCGAGAAGTATCTCCACCAGAATTCATAACTACCTTAGGCCACATCATATTATACGTAATCTGAACAATATACGTTCTCAGTAAAAGAACAGCAATAGCCATCACAAATAAACTAATCATAGTATCCGTATCTCCAGTTTTAAACATCTTATGAATCTTCAATCCTCCTCCAATCATTATTTATATGATTATTTAGAAAATAATTGTTCTGTTTCTTTTGTGTCCATCTCTAAATCTAAGACTTGTTTCACTGGATTCATAATCTGATTTGTAATATAAAATTCGTAATCTAAATCAAGTTTCTTGTCATTGATATAATCAATATGTTCAATCTTATCGCCCTGTAAGATAGTTATCTTTTTATACTTTGGCTGTGATAAATCATCAATCATGAAATTCTTGAATTTGGGTTTACCATTCTTAAATTCACCTATCTTCCTTCTGTCTTTAATCTTCTTGTAGCCGATAATTTCTTTAGTTGATCCTTTATCAATATAAGCATAAGGAATCCTATCATTTGCTTTCGGTTTATTACCAGGATCTCTTTCTGCCATCCTATCGGCTAATACTTTATGTGCAATTCCCTTTGGATTTTTATAGTAACCTCTTAATGCTTTTGTAATCACGAAGTATCGCATTGAGAATTCTCCATTCCGAATCATCTGAAGAGTTTCTTTGAGCCAATCTAGTGTCAATTTGAAATCTTTATCAATCATGATCTTCTCAATTACATTTCCGAAAACATGCTTGACTATCTGAGCATTATCTCGCCTCTTAAGAACAATACCCATTGAAGTGCGTTTACAATCATCTGGATCAATTTCATATTTATCACCCGTATATCTCTTTTTAGAGATAAGAATAAATGGCCAGAATGTTTTCTCATATTCTAAGTCCTGGGGGTGACATAATAATGGTTCATGTTGTTCTTCGTCTTGTGTTCCGTCTTCATTATCAACTTTAAGAATACCTTTTGTAATATATTCACCAGCTTCTTGACCACACTGAATACAATGTTTTAAGGCATCTTTGCCTACAAGAGTTTTACCATCTTTGATACGACTGAATTTTACAAAGACCGAATCTGTATCTCCATAAATAACATCAGGTTCTTCATATCCTTTCTTAAGGGCCCATTCTGTCACACCGTTAGAAGCATCATCAATTCTTGATCTGCCAACCGATGTAGTGCAGGCTGCTAAATTCATCTTGAAGATTGTACTCGTTCTCGCACCCAGCTGACCATAAACAGAGTTAGCCGTAACCTTGTATGCCAACTGAAGACCGTCCAGAACTTTCTTTTTGAATTCATTTGGTTCCTTTTTCATTGCTTTCTTAGTAGCTGTTCTCGCTGATAAAAGATGATTCAGAACAGCAGGAATAATACCCAGGGGTTCCTTATCATTGACCATACCTTTCTCTTTCATATATTCGGGTTTCAAGAAATAGCATGTTGTTTTTCCATCTCCTAATTTCTTTTCTATAGTATCACCCTTTCCTTTATTAATATAAATCCAGTTCTGATATTCTACTTTATGATAGTTCTCTTTACCGATAAGAGGTAAGAGAGAGTGATCTTCAATGTGAGTTTCATGTGAAATATTCTTTTCAATAATTGATGAGGGATAAAGTGATGCGTAATCAAGAACAGCAACAGGATCATCGAGATAAATACCGGGTTTGGGATCTAATACAATTGCCCCTTCAAATCCATCAATACCCTTTTCGGCAGCGATAACACTTCTGTTATACCAGTCTTCTAGTTCATATGATTCTGGTTTCCTCCAATCAGCGTCTTCTATGATCTGTTCAAATATTTCTTCTTTTGTTTTACCATTCTTATACATCTTGATGTAATCGTTTAATCTAGGAATCTTTTTAAGATCTGGAATCCTTGTATTTCGTTCTGAGCACTTCCTAGCTACAACCGAGGTTACCTTGACGCCCTGACCTCTCAGAAAGATAAAGGATGCCGGAACATAGGATACATTCGCCATACCCAAGTTATTCGGGACAATATCCAGGAGAAGGAGCAAATGAATACATAATTCACAATCCTGAACACAGTACTTTGCTACTTCGGCTCTGCCTTTAGAGCCTTCATATTTATGTTTATCAAAAATCTGCTGCGGTGAAATATCGTCTTTATTCAGACACCATTCTACCTTATGATAATTTGGTAGATCAATTTCTAATTGTTCTGTCAGAGTAATTGTTTTCTGGTTAATTTTACTAATTTCATATTTCTTGCCTTCATTGAATAGCTCTTCGCCGATATTGCTATGAGTTCTGAATGAAATAAAATCGTGTTCTTTCAGGTTACCTGTATCGGATACAACGATATCGTGATCATTGATATCTTTGAGTTTACCTCTCATGAAGTGAGAGGCTACATTATCAAGTTTATAAGATTCAAGATTATGACCTTTTTGGACTTCTTTTTGAATATCGAATAAAATTCGGCCATCCATTGTGATATAATTCAGTGTGTTATCACCGAAGGCCGCTGAACTAAGCTGTTGTTTCTTAATTTCACATTTCTTACATTTATGATCTTTGGCTCTAAATTCAGAAGTATTCATCTTGCCGAAATTAAGGAATTCTTTCATAGGACACCCCTTGGCGTGCCACCAAGGAACTTTACATTTATCTAAGCATGGAAATAATAATTCGGCTCTGTCATAGATATATTTGAAATCAAAACCGAAGATATTATATCCCGTGATAAAATCAGGGTCTTGTTCCTTGATAATATTTTTCCAACCTAGTAGTAAATCTTTTTCTGTTTTACAGCGTTCAACATGAATATTATCTATTTTATCACATATTTCATTGTCTGGTAAATTATCTTCGTTACCTATGACAAGAATATGACGGAATGTCTTGCCCGTTCCATATTCATAGAAGACGGTCCCTATCTGAATAATTGGGTCACCCTTTACTTTGAGTAAAATCTTTTCACATTCATTGTTAATGATATCTTGTAATTGATTAATTTGTGTATCTCTGTCCTTACCCTTGATATCTAGATCAATGATATATTCACTAATATCTGTTGCTTTGACTAAATTAACGATATCATCATAAACTTCATCTGTTGGTTCTTCTTCATCAACGATGTGAATTTTGTTCATGATTGCATTACTCCAGATTGAGTTGAATTCTTCAAATTTACCTGTAAAGCCTGATTTAAGTAATCTCCTGATATTATCATATAGTTTTCCGTTGAATACTTTTCTCCGTGTTTCGGGCGAATTCTTAATAATTGCTTGATACGAATCAAAGATATCTGTAGCTAATTTCTTAAAGTTTTTCCTTGCCTGAGGAAAGTCTCCGTGAGAACTATCGCATTCAATATCAAAACTAGCAATACGATATGAACTTAGATCATTATTTTTTAGAGATTTAATATCATTAAACGATGTAAAGTATTCTTTCTCACAAGAAGGGAATAAGTTAGTTTGACCTTCTTCAATCTTTATAGTAACCCATCCAGTGGGCTCAATTTTAGTATCGTGGATAAATCTGATAACAGGGTGAATACTTGATTCATAAAGAGTACAATCGCAATCTGCGGATACTTCTGTTTCTCTCCATTGATCAAGTCTTACTTGGGCGGACGATGATAACTTAGAAGTATCTTTCAGATTGAAGTGTGTTTTGATAGCTCTGATAAGTTTTTTCATTGCTTCGTGAGTCCTCAATGAAATCTTCAAGAAGTTAAATACGCTTACACTATCCCCTTTCATTTTTAGACCATAGAATTCTTTATGAAAACATCTCTCAGTACTCTTGATGTAAGGATAGATTTGATTATGCTCGGGATCTTCGTTAGGCTTTAGACCACAGATATCTTTGAGTAAGGGTCTAACTTTAGTCTCGTCCCAATCTGTTGGTATCTTGATGTAGAAGTAAGGACTATATTTATTGACATGACAAACAATACGATTGTTGTCTTCATCAATACCATAGATAGTGACAAGGAATGATTTGTTATTTTGATCATTGGGTATGTCGTCGCTAATGATATCAACGATCTGAAAAGAAACAAATTCAGACATTTTAATTTATTGATATGATATATTTTTAAACTATAACTAGTCAAATTTATAATCAAATTTTTCTAAAAACAAATATTATATATAAGATAGTAATGAAAGAATTAACAGCGTTACTTTTAGGTATCATTGGTATATTTGTCTATATAAACTTCATCAGGAAAAATCTTTATTTAGATAAAATTGAATCTTCTATCAATGGTAACAAGTATTATGTGAGGAATTTACCTGATAAAGACAAAGCTGCGAATAAATTAGCTGAGATAGGGAATTCATTACAAACTCTGATAGATAGTTTAAATGAAAAGGATTCTGAAAAGGGTGAATATATTCAAAAGTTAAAGGAATCATTTAATCCTGATTATATTACTGAGAATATACCAGGATCAATTTATGTAGCCTATTCAGTGAATAAAGGCGAAGAACTTTCAATCTGTATCCGAGAAAAAGATACCGAAGCGTTCATAGATAATAATATTATTATCTTTGTAGCGATTCATGAATTATCTCATATTATGACTCCGGAATCAGGACATACTCCCTTATTTTGGGATAATATGAAATATTTACTTGAGCAGGCTTCTTCAATAGGTATTTATCAGCCTCAAGATTATAGTCAGAACCCTGTTACTTATTGTGGAATGGAGATTAATTCAACTCCTATGAAATGATAAGGGTATTCAGCTAGGTTTTGTATGGTAATCACCATTGGTCGGTACCAAAGTTTCGTAGTGAGCTATATCGCCACCGCCACTATGTACAATAAATATTCTGGCGGCGCCGCTTCGATTCCGTGGATCCACCACATCATCAAAATGCCTCCATACACCGCGTCCCCAAACACTAATAGGTTGCTGAAGAATATGGCTAGCAGCGGTAATTTCAATTTCTCCAGCATAAACCCAGCTTTTCACCGGTCTATCATCTCTCGTATGACCCAGAAATTGTGGATTCTCCATAAATTCCTTGTAAGCTTTTCCTATATTATCAGGGTATTTTAAAATGTACCCTTCCCAAACCTCCATCTCATGGTGACCCAAATCGTGTCCGAACCCGCCCCAGCCGTCCCAGTCGTTTGTCTTACTACCTAAATAATGGGCAGCACCCTGGCGGAGCTGAATCCAAAGATTTTCATTTTTGCCCTGCTCTACGCTACCACCCTCCCCTAATATTTTACCCATGATTATTGCCCTGAATAAACAATTTCCGTCGCCGATGATATGCTCTTTTGTGAATCCTGCGGGTAGTCCACTCGGAGCTGGTTGTTCAGAGGGCTTTCTGCTGAAGTGTGCATTGATGGCTTCATCAGCATTTCCTTTACTACGCTCAAGGAGCTCCGTGGCTTCTCCGTATTCTATGTCACAGACTCCCATAATTTGTGCTATTTTGTCTCTATCCGCTACCGGTGCCGCTACCGGTGCCGGTACCTTAGCCGGTACCGCGACCTTACCCGAAGCCGGTACCTTAGCCGGTACCTTAGCCATAGAAACAGCTGGCTCGGGTAAACGTCTCTCAAGCTCCTTTACTGCATTTTGCAGGCGTCCCATCTCGACGCTGTCTTCTCGTGGTTCATACATGAACAACCAATCGGGGTATCCTGCTCTCGTGCCTTTCGCGAACCCAATCGATGTCATGAATGATTTTACACCCGTAAAACCCCGTAGTTGACTAATACGCTCATTTGATTCCCGCAAGCACCGTTTATCATCATCCATAGGATCAGCGATAATAGCTGTAATTATTTTATAAAGTAACTCCCCCACCCTATTTCTATTTTCTACGGTGTTAGCTTTGAAAATATCGGACAGCGGCTTCTCGAACGCCCATGCTGGTGACGGTCCCTCATTGCGACGTGGCTTACGGGCACGTTTTTCCGCTTCCGCAGCTGCGACAGCTGCGGCATTAGGGCGGTGCGGAGCAGCCGTCTGCTCAGAGTAGGGGGGCGGAGGCGGTCGCAGAGAGTAGGGGGGTGGCGGCTCCGGTTCCGGCTCCGGTTCCGGCTCCGGTTCCCAAACCCGTTGCTGCCCTGCTAATGAAGCCGCTATAGCTGCTGATTCTGCCATAGCGTCCGCCATGTTACGATCTTCCTCTGCTACAATCTCTTCCATCTCTTCCCTCTCTCCCCTCTTTTTCTTCATTTTGTTGCGAGCGGCTTGCAGTTCCCATGGCCGCATGCCCCCCTTCATTGTCCTTTTTTTTGAATAGTTACGTTTGTGATTTCTAGATTTCTTACGTAATTTCCTTGAATAGCGTCTCTTATAAGATCTATTTTTAGTCTTCCTGGAAGATTTACTTTTAGTGCGTGAAACCATTATAAGATTGATAATAAAAAAATAACAAATAAATGATATTTATCGCAACAGGTCCAAACAGGCTCTTTATTTATCATATAATAAATAAGTTTAAAAAGAATGATTGATTTATTTGTCTATATAAGATGGATATTAATATTACTAAATTATCAGACAAGGAGATCGCTGGAATTTGTATCAAATATAATATCATCCAAGCAAATGAATTACAAAATCATTCAAGAGATCAAGTAATCGGTGAAATCCAAAAATGGTGTCAGTATAAAAAACAAACGTATCGCCAAAGAAGAAATTCATCTCCTAATTTAACGATGCCTACCGCGGATACAAATACAAAAATAATTAATCAAGGATCAACTGGTCTAAAGAGATCAATGTCTCAGCCTTTGAATATCAATAAGACAAATGATCCGGCCACGACACCTCCTCAGGCGGCGATTCATAATCGCGATAGGAGAATGTCTGAGCCATTTACTAATCAAGAAAAAGTTATCGCTATGGAAGATCACCAGGCAAAGAAGGTTTATAATTCGGGTCAAAATGAAATTCAACAAGTTGTTCAGCAGCAACAGCAGCAGCAGCAACAGCAACAGCAGCAACAGCAACAGCAGCAAACGCCAAAATTAGATCCGAACATGGATAAATATGATCAGATAGGGATGTATCCTAAGGTTAGACGACTAATTGCTATTGGAGATTTACACGGAGATTTGAGAGTTACTTTAATTGCGTTACGTTTAGCTAAGGTAATTCCTCAGAATATATTCCCTTATAATGTTGGTGAAATTTCCTGGTGTGGTGGTGATACATGGGTCATTCAATTAGGCGATCAGATTGATAGATGTAGGCCCGATAATTGGAAAAAGAATTGTATTGAAGATCTAAATGATGTCACTGAAGATGAAGGAAATAATATGATGATTATTCAAATTTTTCAGAAATTAGACGTGATGGCAAAGGCTCAGGGTGGTCGTGTATTAGGAATGTTAGGAAATCACGAATTAATGAATATTGATCGTGATTTCAGATATGTTTCTCCTCAAGAATTCTTAGAATTTGTTCCGCCCAATGAAAGATCAAAAAAATATACAGATGATGGTTATCCTTATGGATATTATCACCGATTGAAAGTCTTTGAACGAGGTGGTAATATTGCGAAGCATTATGCGATTCAGAAAAAATCAATTACGATTATCGGTAAGAATTTATTTGTTCATGGGGGTGTGAGTCATAAGTTAATGAGTAAATATTCAATTCATGAATTAAATCAAATCGTTCAGAAATGGCTACTGAAGCAGGGCGATGAAAGACAAGATAAAATATTTGATGAAGTCTTTAGAGATGACGATGATATGTCTCCTTTCTGGTGCCGATTATATTCCGAAGATGATGGTCACGGTGAAAATACTGAGAAAGGTTATAATGACCTCTTGCGAATCATCAATTCAAGGAATAGATTAATGGAACCCTTGGAAAGAATTGTTGTCGCACATACTCCTCAATTCATGGAAGATAAATATATGAATTCATTGTATGGCGAGAGATTATGGCGAATCGATGTCGGTATGAGCAGAGCTTTCGGGAAAAGCGATGGATGTGGAGATAACAAATATCGCCAGATTCAAGTCCTGGAGATATTAAATGATCAAGTATGTAATAAATTAATGGCTCCCTATCAGGGGAGATTACCCACTGAGGGTATGGGTCAGAATGCTAGTTTAGGTGCTGGATTTCTAAGCTGAAAATAATAAATCATTTTTTTTATAAATAAGTATTATAATAAATGCCTATAAATAAACTAAAACCGAAATATAAAGCCGTTAAAAAAAGTCGTGGTCGCAGAATAAGGAAAACAAAAAGGCGAACAAGAAAGAGATCAAAAAGCCGACCAAGAAAAACAAAAAGGCGATCAAGAAGGAGATCAAGAAGTATGTTATTTTCTATGAGAGGCGGGGGCATATGCCCTGTGTGTAGGGGAGGTGCGGGCTTAGACAAACCCCAACCATGGGCTCCCGATAAAGAAGGGGCCATAGCAACCGGGGAAGAGCTGGTGGACGCGGAAGGCCCACGGTTTATCGGCGAGTGCCCTGTCTGCTTTACAGACGATCTAAATGCCATGGTGATGTTGCCATGCAAACATATATTATGCCGCAATTGTGCTGGTCGGGTCGGATTTCGTCCCGAAGGCCAGGACCTCCAGTCCGGGGCGCCGCTGAGTGCGGGAGAGAACGCTGCGCGGCAGCAGCGGCGGCTGTTAGATTCCTTTCATGAAACAGGAATACTCTAGTAATCACACGCAGCGGATAAGGAGTTAAGGGATATGTGAGAGGCGAGAGGCCTAGAAGTCACAGGCAACAGCGGGGAGAGGGCGGGAACTGCACGCAGCGGTGGGGTACTTATCTCGCAGAGAAGAGAGAGGATGTCAAAACGCCAATATGGGTGCTGGATTTCTAAGCTGAATTTAAGTTGAATTTAATTTATTAGAGCAAGTAACCGATCTGTCTTTGCTTGTGCTCTCGGAATGTGTGCTTTTTTTTCTTTCAGTTTCTTAATAAAATCAGTCAATTTGATTTTATCTTCAGATTCCAAGCCAGCCAATATTCTTGATAATGATTCTAGATATTGACGATCAGGATCTTCTTCGGTGACATCGACATACGCGTCTAGATCTAGTTCTTGTTCCGTATCGTAGTTGTCGATATCAATTGTTGTAATACTTAATAATGAGTTTCCAACAGATTTACTATATTCAGATTGTGATAATACAAATTTTATTTTTTGTAAATCGCTTAATAGTGTTCTAGCACCACTATCTTGTATACTCCCCCTACTACAAAAATCAGAAGTAAAATCTTTATCTATATCACTATCATCTAAAATATCGAATAAATTACTTACGGTGACATCCGGAGATAATATCATACTTACTCCAGTCATATGATCTACTGCTTTATTTAAAACGACTCTAAAACCTAATTTATAATACAAGCAAAAAGCTTTAGGATTATTAAAACCTTCTTTTACATCCAATATCAATCTGTAATCACCTTGAACAGCCGAAAAAATAGCAAACCCCATTAAAAATTTACCCACGCCACCTTCAGAAGAACATATAGCAGAAATTGAAATAACATTTCCTTTAATTTGTCCAAATTTAACCTTATCAACGGATGGTTGTGTTTTTATAAAAATAAACCCGGTCGGCCTCTTTTTCCCTTTTCTGAAAAGAAGGATATCAGATTGACCTGGTTTAGTTCTTAAAGTATCAACAATTCCAGGACATTCATCCTGCATTGGAGCTGATGAACCACATATTTTTTTTAAATTATCTACCTGCACTAGTTTGCGTGGTCTTAATAAGTCAAAATTATCACATTCTATTGATAATTTACTTTTATATAATTCTTTATATTCTTCTAATTTACTTAGATCAAAAAATGACGAGGCAGGGAGGGGCTCCGGCCCCGACCTGAGGTCCTGGCTCCGGCTCCCACTTCGGCTTCGGCTCCGGCTCCGGCTCCGGCTCCGGCGTAGGGGCTCCGGCTCCGGCTCCGGTTCCGGTTCCGGTTCCGGTTCCGACCCGAGGTCTATATCCCCCATAACCTCTACGGACTGGTTAACCGGTGGCACCGGACTCCACGGTGGAGATAACGGTAGCGATGCTGTCAGAGAACCGGCACGCTGTTTTCTTCTCTTTGAATACTTACGCTTAGAATACTTGCGCTTAGAATACTTGCGCTTAGAATACTTACGCTTTGAATAATTTCTTCTAGCTAATCTCTTTTTTGTTTTTAATCGCTTAGAATATCTTTTTCTCATTTATATAATATAGATTAGATTTATATTTGATCACAAATAAGTCTCCCTAAATCTTGGTCATTAAAAAGCTGTTGATAGCAATAGAGGAATTTAACTTTCTTCTGATTCTTTTGTTTTTGAGTATTCATTGTTTTTTCAATGATTTCATGAATGGCCTTGCCATGAAATACCATCCACCCTGATACGGAATATTCTTTATGTAGGACACCTTCTTTTCTCAGATCAGCTATGATTTTCTCAAGATAGGATTCATGACATTTCTCACTGAACCGAGTAATCAATTCAGTATCAATTTCTTTCTCTCGTTTGATGATTGATCCGTAATAATCTAACATCGTTCTTAGTTTACAGCTTTAGCTTATAATCAACGAATCAAATTTAAATATCTTTCATATGCTTCATCTGGTGTAATTCTATCTTGATAATTAAATGATATCATATCTCTGATTAAATCCATATATGGTTTTAATTCTTTAGATCTAAGGCGAGTAACAACTACTTCGATGGGAATATTTAATCTAACACTTGCATCTAAGAATAAAATTAATATCGTCATTCCCAATGAATACATATCTAATTCTCTCATTAATTCAGTTAAGTTTTGTTTTTCATTTCTTAGCTTGGATGCGAGTAATTCTAGTCTTAACTTATCTGTATCGGTATCAAAAATTGAGCGATGAATTGGTTCATATAATTCATAATAATTAATCCAATCTTGTTCTGCTCCAATATTTTCTTGTTCTCTTAATATTTCATCTGGTTCATTTAATATATAATATAGATACTCAAAGGGATATGATTCATAGAGACGCAAATTATAATATTCAGTAGTCATTCTCTTTCTAAGGAAATTATTTGTCTCAATACTGCTATTTATTTTCAATGAAATATCATAATCAATGATGAAAGATTTTTTCCCCTTAATCAGTATATTTCTACAATTAATATCATGATGACAAATATTATGTTTATATAATTGTGATAAACCATAGAATACATTCCTTAATAAGCGGAAAATTTTTATGAAATATTTGTTAAATTTAGTTTGATTTGTTAATGTCGTCCTAGAGATATTTTTCTTACAATAATTATCTAATGTAACCCCACCATATGATCCCTGATAGAGTAAGAAACGATGGTCCATATAGATCCTAGAAAAATCTTCTTCATTTGAGATACATTTATTGATATCGGTATGTTCTAATAATTTTTCATAGGGCTGAGATTCACATACATCTTCCCATAAGACTGTCCATTTTTGATGACCTTTTATTTTCTTTATAATTTTAGTAAAATCATATTCATGATTTCTTTTATCAAATATTACTTTTGTGACTTTCTTTTTAGATTTCTTTTTTGTTTTTTTTTTTTGACAGGGTATGTGGGGACGGAAGATACACCCCGAACTCCCTTTGAAAATTAATTTTGATTTTGTTGATTTAGTCATAATAATTTTATGGATAAATAAAATATAACTAAATTATATATGTCATTTGACGGAACAAAAGAAAGCTGTCCTAATTATGATTCGGTAACAAACGAATTAGATATGAGTTATGAAACATTCGCTCTCCCTCTTACAGCGACATCACGAGATCCTCTCTTCGGGAAAGCTGATTTTAATAAAACATGTTTCAACATATGTGAGACCGTAAACGATGATGATTCCGATATAGGTGCAACCTATATTGAGAATGGTGAGTGTAGGGAATGTCTTGTTATTCCGGATAACGAAAACAATAGTAATGATCCTATTATTGGATCAAAACCTTATCTCATCAATGATGGTAAATATGAAATGTGTAATGTTCAAGGAGATACTTTATCCGGGTCTGTATCTGATGGGGCCGGAAGTAGGGTGTGGTTTAACAGGCAACAGGACGCGAATTTATTAGGTATGAGTCGGGACAGGATTAATTGGGTCTTGGCCAATGACGCTAATAATATGGAAGGTCGGCGCATCCTAAATTATTGGTCGGAAGCGGGGAGAGGAATGACTGATCAGGAAATATTAAGATTAATCGGAAATAGAACCGCGGGGACTATGAAATATACACTGCCTGAAAAATACATGAAACGTGAATCTATTGGAACAGTAAGAGGGTCCGACGGTAATTTAGGAGTTGAGGTGTTTGATTTTCAGAAGGTAAGAAGGGATATTAATGAGGGGCGTGGATCTGTTGTGAATTGTACGTCAGATGTGACCACGGCATGGGCCGAATGTCCCAATGATAAATTTGGCCCGAATGATATTATCCCCGAAGAAGTTGAAGACTTTATCGTTGATATGTTAGATTCAGAATCATCCACAACAACAACAAGTTTTTCCGGTCTAAGTGATTTCACTTCATTATTATCGGGATTACAATATGATTCCACATTTGAAGCATGCGTAAATGATAAATTAAATACTGGCTCAGATGATTTTGCAGCACAAGAACGTATTTCAAAGTATACATCAATCAAAGAATTTAGATCAGAAGATATCAATTATCTGAAGAAAAAATTAAGAAAAATAATTACGATGAGAACAAATGAAGTGAATGAATGTATGAATTTATTAAACTTGGGGAAGTCCCTTTGTAAAACAGGTGTCGCAGATAAAACTCTGATGATTGGTTCTCTTATCTTCAAAATTATAGGGAATGATAAGATTGATATTATGAAATCAAGTAACGATGAGAAATATAAGCTGAATAAGCTTATTGATGAAATTGGCCCTTTAATTCCTCAAGCGGTAAAGAATATCATTCATGTATCCAAAGAATATGAAACAAGAGTATGTAATACACCTTCAAATACTACATTGTTATTAGAAAGATTATATACTGATCTATATGATAAACAAACCCACGTAACATTAGATATCAGTCCCTATATTGATTTTGATTCTTTAATTAATACTAAGGGACACTGGCATTTCATTAAAAAGATTACGGTTTTAGTAGTCTTCGCATTCTTATTTATGCACGCCTCTAATTTAGTAGTTGCTTTCCTAAGCAGGGGGCAAAGTGCTACAAAAATATAATTTATATTTAATTAAAATATATACAAAGTATAAATGGCAAGGAAAATGAAGGGAGGGGCCGCGGCAATGGTTTTACCGGGTATGGCACTGTCCGCTATTATAATGGCATCAATGGCCGCCAATGCTGAGAGGTTGCGGATGCAGGAGGCTGAGCTGGATGTAATAGAGATGGAGCATTTGCCAGTACAGGGTGAAGCGCTCGCGGCCGCGGCAATACAACGTGCCTACCGTAAAAGAACTGAGAGGAAAGCAAGAAATCGCAGTGCGACAAAAATACAAGCCATATACCGCAGACACCGGGACCGGAATAAACCTACTCAGTTAAGCCCTGTAACATGGGATGCATCACTAGAGGGCGACCTTATGATGGCCGGAACTTTAGTTCACCGACCAGATCGACGCCGTGAAGTAGATCGTCTAGTACGTCACAAAGCACAAACAGAACATGATGCTGAGAGTCTATCTTCTATTTATCATCTGCGGCAATGTGGTATGAATGAATTAGCCGACAAGTGTGAAGCACTGACCATAGAACTAGATAAGAAGGTTGTGGATCTGGACAAACAGATGGAGCTTGAGGAATCCGAAGGGTATATTCAGTTGGAAAGTTATTTAATGCATGAGGATGTGGGGCCGGATTTATTTCAAAGGAAGAAAGCGGGACCCGATGGAGAAACTTTGACTTTTAGAAAGCCATCTAAGGAGATGTCGGGTGATCTATCCGAGGAGGAACGTATACTGGCAGCGTACTTGATAAAAGTCGGGATACCCGACTCCGACGCAGCCGTTCTGGTTAAGCTAGCCACACGGAATAGCGGTCTTCCAGCAATATATGATGTGGCTATTTTGAGGCATTTATGTGCGGGTCCGCAGCGCGTACGCGATCAGGTTAAGTGGTCTAGGCCAGACCCTACCGTTCTAAATGAACTAGAAACATACACCCATGATGTACCCATGGAGGATACCGGGGGTGCCTCGGGTACTGAGGGTTCTTTGGATGATCAGGATGATCAGGATGATCAGGATGATCAGGATGATCAGGATGATCAGGATGATCAGGATGATCAGGATGATGGGGCGGGAGTGTTCCTAACGGGCTTCAATGGAGGGCGACAAGGGGAGGGGCGCCGGGCTCAGGAGGTTGCGGAGAAGAAGGCCGATTATGACGGGAGAAGAGATAGGCGAGTTATGCGTACGAGGGTAAAGAGATTACATACAGCAATCAAGGAAAATGATGTACCTCTGGAAGCTATGAGGATCGTTGATAATTGGTTGACAAATATTTACAGAGATGCCATAGTTGAAAGTGAAGATGCAGCCCATATCGCGGCTATGGCTGCTAAACGCGCTCGCAGGGAGCGATTAGGGAGACTTGTGCTCCCCGGGCCAGATGCAGCAGCAGCAGCAGCAGCAGCAGCAGCAGCAGCAGCAGCAGCTGACGATGAAGATAGGAATGATCCGGTTCCAGAGGAAGAAGAGGTAGACGTGCCAAATATGTTGGCACTTATACGACCCACCTCCTCTAAATACTGGCGACTTCCGGTGAACCGAGTAGTCGTACCGGATACTCCGGAAGTAGCCGCACGAAATATGAGAGCAGCGTATAGTGACGCGTTAAACATTAATTCCCGTATTAAGCTATTGTTTGATCGGTTGACAACGTTGGATTATATGAAAAATAATTATACGCCTGAGCCTGAGCCCGAGCCCGAGCCCGAGCCCGAGACTAAGTATCCTAGTTATGAAGACTACGGTGTCTTACATAGGAGTATACGGACTGAGCCGAACTCAGGTGCGGGTGGTGGGGGAAGAAAGACTAACAAACGGGGAAGAAAGACTAACAAACGGGGAAGAAAGACTAACAAACGGGGAAGAAAGACTAACAAACGGGGAAGAAAGACTAACAAACGGGGAAGAAAGACTAACAAACG